TAAGTGTTCTAATTCGTCGATTGCCTCTCGTAATTTTATTGTATCAGTCGTGCGTTTTGCAATCCACGCTTTTTGATTGCTTTGCAAACTTACAATAGTAGTTTCAATTTTGCTATTAGCAGTTTGTATTGCTTCAATTTTTAAAGTTTCTTGTGTAATAGCATCTTTTGTTTCTTTAATTTGATCTTTTAGTTCTTCTGCCTTTTCACTTAATATAGTAATTCCAAGTAACTGTTCAATAATTGCACGTTGGTCATTTGTGCGCATTGCTAAGAATGGTTCTGAATATGTATTAAGTGCAACAATATGTTTGAACATATCGTGTGACATGCCTAACAAGTGATTAATATCTTCTTGTGTTTTGCGACTATCACCTTGAGACTCGTCTGTTTGTTCTTGTTCTTGGTTATTAATAAAAAACTTTAAAAATGTAGGAGATCTTCCGCGTTCGATTCTATATTCAACACCGTCTTTCTCAAAATCTAATGAAACTAGCATTCCTTTGCTATTAGTTTTGTTAATTAAGTTGTTGCGTTTAATATTAGTAAGAGCAGTACCGTATAATGCATAACTTAGTGCATTAATAATAGTAGTCTTACCAGTTCCGTTACGTGAACCGCTATCATCACCGCCTTGGTCTAAGTTTTCTCCAAGCACCAATGTTAAATTTTCTTTACTAAAGTCTACAGCCTGAGTTTGATTACCCACGCTCATAAAGTTCTTTACGGTTAAGTCTTTTACTTTTATCATTTAAATTATAGCTCGCTGTAAATGTCTAGTAACATTTTTTTATTAAAGTTATCTGAATCAATTGCACTAATTTCTTTAGATACAATTTCGTCAACACTTTCAAAAGTTGATATATCTAAATCAGTTGTAATTTCTTCAACTTGTTTTTGCGGAATCAGTGTAATTTCTCGGCAGTTGTGTGTACTAATGTAAGTTTCTTTAATGTATTGTGCTTCTTCGTAACTAATAGGCAAATCTAAAGTAACCCGCAAGTACATTTTAGGTTTAATTATATCACTATCAGGATCTAATAATTTGCTTAGTGTAGTTGTACGATACTTAGGACAGTTCCACCAGTTTAGGTATACAGGTTCTGCACTGTTCTCACGGTCTAATATCATCATACCACGTTCATCATCCCATGCATCTGCATAGTTGTGCGGAAACGCATTACCTATGTAATGTATTTTACCTTGCACTTGACGTTTATGAAAGTGTCCTGAGAACACATATTCTTGATTTTTAAAATGTTGTGGCTTCAAGTCTCCGTGATCAGGCATCTGTACCATAGCATTCATATAAAATGACGGAAGCTCAAAATGACCAAACATATACTTGGCTTTAATATTCTCTATCTTTTTCCATTCATCGCCAACTAGCCACGGAACAAGAGCTACGTCTTCTTCCTCGTATATTTCATCAACTAGAGTTACACCGGGAATATGTCTGCCAAAGATAGTAGAACTTACATCTCTTTTATCTTTGTAGTATAAATCGTGATTACCAACAAACATATAAAACTTATCAAATGATTTACCTAACTTTTCGAGGCAACGTATTGTTGCATCCATGGTAGTTAAGTTAAGACTGTTACGATTGTGGTGCCAATCACCACAAAAGATAGCAGTTTCGCATCCTTGTTCTTGTGCTTGTTCGATAAACCAGTCTACAAATTCTTCGCAGTCGTCGTTATGTATTTTTGAGTTGCCTTTTAACCCGAGGTGTATGTCGGTAAAGACGGCAGCTTTCTTAAACAAATTAGAGTCTCCAGTTTTTTAATATTATACTTGAATTTAGGTAAGATGTCAAGTGGTTTTTTTGTTAGCTTCTGCTTCTCGCTTCTGAGCGGCTTCCCATTCACCTGCATGTTGACGAGTATAACTTGGATTCATATTATTCATTTCCAATATGTCGTCTCTAATGTTTTGATTACGCTTTTCTAAGTTGATAACACGTACAAAACTGTTAGTAACTGCCGCTGTGTAATAAGCAAATGGATTATTTGACTTTGATTCGTCAAATTGTAAGCCGATCTGTGAAAGTTGCAGTATTGCTTGCCCTTTCATTTCGTCATTGTATGTGTATCCACGTACATTGCCACGGGTAGCATAACGATCAACTAGTTTCATCCACATTTTTGCTAATTCGTTAGTGGCTCTGGCATGTTTTAGGCTAAATCCACCATTTTCCATTCCGCCTTCCCAGTGACTTTTACCTACACACACTAATTCGTCGTCTTCGTTGAACTTGTAGTGTTGAAAAGGTGGAAAGTTAAGTTTAACTTTGGTGTCTGCTACTGTCTTTGGTGTCTTTTTGCGTCCGGGTTCGTCTGGAATATGATCAAATGTCATTACACGAAATATTAATTCTTCTTTTGTAATTTTTTTGTAGTCGTATTCGCACTCTGCTTGTTTTACTTTTTCGCCTGCCATACGTCTACGTTCGTATTCGGCAGTTGACAACCGTTTTGCTTTGTTTCTTTTTGCTTCAGCAATAGTTAATCTGTTAATTTTTTCTACATCTAGTAAAATAATATCAAATTGATGGTAATCAGTGTCTATAAAACTACAGAACCCCGATTTAGATTTATGTATTTCTTTAAGTAAGTCTTTATTGTTGAGATAATTCTGTTTTCTCATAGTTTCTCCTGGATTATTTTAACTATTATAATATACTCTGATAATTTTGTCAACTAAATAATACTATAGGAGATTAATATGCCAAACAACCCATTATCTAGTATTGAAAATTTACAAGGTAGTAATCCGCCTTCCGGCAATGCAGTATCTAAAACTAGTAATGTCATAATAGACCCTAGTGCTAGACGCCTTGGCAATTTACCTGCTGGTGCAGTTCCAACAAACGATTTAAATTTTGTTGAAGCTGACTGGGGATCACAAACTGACCTTGATTGGAGGGTAAGATTATCAATGCCTCCTAACTTTCAAAACAGTCCAATAATGGCTCCTTTATTAGAAACCAATGGGTTTATGTTTCCCTTTACTCCGCAAATTACAATGGAACATACTGCTAACTACAATGCTCTTCATCCTACACATAGTAATTATCCCTTTCCTGCTTATCAGAACAGTCAAGTGAATTCGTTAACATTGATTGGCGAATTTTTTGTAGAAAATGCAAAAGAAGCAGAATATTGGGTAGCGGCAACACACTATTTAAGAAGTGTTACTAAAATGGCATACGGAAAAACAAGTAATCAAGGTTCGCCTCCCCCAGTAGTAAAATTAAACGGCTACGGAGATTTTGTATTTAAAGATATTCCGGTAACAGTTACTTACTTTACAGTTGATATGCCAAATGATGTAGATTATATACAATGTAATGTTGGCGAAAATGGTACATGGGTTCCGGTTAGAAGTCAAATCAACGTTCAGGTACAGCCTACATACAGTAGAAAAGCAATAACTAAGTTTAGCTTAGATACTTTTGTTAACGGTGGTTATATTTCAAGTGGAAAAGGATTTATCTAATGAAAATAGCTTACGAAAATAATAGTCCTTGGTTTAACACTAATGTCGTTAATAACGAATATTTAGATATTTTAACTATTCGTCCTATACCAGTTAGTGACGATGATATATTATACGAAGTACAACCGCAATATACATATAGACCAGATTTACTTGCTTTTGATTTATATGGAACAAAAAATTTATGGTGGGTATTTGCACAAAGAAATATTGACTTATTAAAAGATCCAGTGTACGACTTAGTACCTGGGATTAAAATTTATTTGCCAAAAGGCGATGCACTAGCAAGACAACTAGGATTCTAAATGCCATACGTACCTAACGACAGTAGTAACATTATAGTTGGAGACCCTGGAGTCGCTGCCGTTGGCAACAAAGGCACAGCAACAGTGTCTGACAGAGATAGTGATATAAGTCAAACAATTAATTTTTTACAAAATCCTAGTTTAGCTGGCGCAACAGCATTATACGGTGCTGATATTTTTCCTTTTAGAAACGAGTTAGATCAATTTGCAAGTTATTCTCCTATTTTTACACTTGGATGTCTTACCAATATTGAATTTAATTTTCCGTTAAGCTATAGAACATTAGGACCAGCAGTTAAAATAATTAGAAGCGGTGGCGGCGGTGGCCCTACAGTTCCTTCTTTATATGATTTAGATGGAAAACGAGAATTTTTTATTGAAGATGTTGTAATAAAAAATACAGTCGCTCCTAATCCAAAAACAAGACATTCAAACGCAACAGCAATTAATTTTAAAGTCATTGAACCGTATAGTATGGGTCAGTTCTTTCACAACTTACGAAGTGCATCATTAGTAACAGGACATGCAAATTATTTAGAAGCACCGTTTTTAATTAGTGTTGCATTTATAGGTTATGATGATGACGGTAATGTTAAATCGCCATTTTTTAGTCAACGACATTTCCCAATTCAAATAGTTCAAGCTGATATGAATGTTTCCGAATCGGGTGCAACTTATGATATTAAAGCAGTTCCGTATACTGAAAAAGCAGTTACAAATAGAGCACAAAGATTAAAAACAGATGTTGCAATTAAAGGACGCACAGTTGCTGAGATTTTACAAAATGGACCTCAGAGTCTTACAGCGGCAATAAATCAAGTTACCGCAGAGCAAAAGTCTGCACTACAAAGTAGTGGAGACTCTTATGTAATACAATTTCCTAATACTAGTGTTCTAGGAGCATTAGGTGGAGTAGTTGACGGTCTAGCATCAGTAGCAAGTGCAGTAACAGGTAGTGTAAGTGCCGCCGGCGGCGCAATGAATGAGTGGTATCAAGGATTAGTAGGCGGCGACAACTCCCCACCGCCAAGATTATTAGAAAAGGTTTCGGAGAATCCGTCTGTTTTTAGTTTAGGTTCGCTTATGGGCGATAAACTAAGATTGCAGGCCAAAACTGATATTAACGAAATAGGTCGGTCACAATTATTGAGACCAGGAACACAATACAACTTAGGAAACACCCCTTATCAACTTCCGTCATTTGCTGAAGATCCAAGTAACCCAGGACTTTTAAAACGTGATCTAATAACTTATAATCCTCAAACTTCTGTTTATCAATTTGAACAAGGATCTAAGATACTAGATATTATTGAGGAGATATTAATTACTTCACAGTATGGTAGAGATTTTGCATCTAAGCCAGGTGATATGGCCGGCCAAAAACGTTGGTTTAGAATTGAACCACAAGTATATAACGGAGGCGGCCTGCTTGGGGGACTAATAACTGGTAGGTCACCTAAAACGTATGTTTATAGAGTAAGACCGTATAAAACTGATGGATCAAACTTTTCTGCACCAGGATTTACAGGGTTTAGCAGAACACTTATAAAACAATTATTAACTCCAAAAGCATACAGTTACATTTATACAGGACAAAACAAAGATATTATTGACTTTGATTTACGGTTTAATATGATGTACTATACTGGTGTACAAGCCGCAAGAAACCAAAAGCAATTGGCATCGGTATTAGGCGGTGCGTTAATACCCGGACCAAAAGATAGAGATGCAATTACAACTACTGGAGCTAATCTAAATCCACTTCCTGTATCAGTGCCTGGCGGAACCTTAGAAGATGACACTGCATTAACAGACAATGAACAGGGAGCCAACGGCGGTAATGCTGCCGGAGATGATCCTGAAACAGGAACCGCAAGATATTTTAATGACATGATGATCAATTCTGGCAATGACTTATTACAAGTTGATTTAAAAATACACGGTGATCCGTATTTTATTGCTGATGTAGGAGTAGGAAACTTTTTAGGACTTCCAAGTTCGCCGCTTTTACCAGTTACACTAGACGGCAGTATGAATCCAATGGATGGTGAAGTTTATGTTATATTAAACTTTAGAACGCCAATTGATTATGATGAAGAAGATGGGTATGTAAAATATCCATTAGGCGGATTTTTACCAGTATCAATGTTTAGCGGAATATTTCAAGTTATTCAAGTTGAAAATAATTTTGAAAATGGAAAGTTTGAGCAAACATTAAAACTTGCAAGAAAACGTAATCAAGATATATCAATTGAAGCAGTAGCAGGAAAAGTAATTAGCTTCCTAATGGGAGGTAAAGGTAATGCACAAGAAACTAGCGGTTTACCATTTGTAAATCACATTGGTAGACCAGGACCGGATGAAACAACATAATGGCACAAGAAACTAGAACTAATAATAGAAGCAGTAACACAGTAGGTGTATTCCTTGGTAAGGTTGTTAACCACCTTGATACTACATTTATGGGCGGCTTACAAGTTGAAATTTTAAGAAGAACTAGAACAGGCAGTTTGCAAGGTGAAACTGTTAATTGTAAATATGCAAGTCCATTTGCAGGACAAACACCATATACTGGTTTAGGATACGGTGCTGATTACAAAAGCACACAAAAAAGTTATGGATTTTGGGGAGTTCCGCCTGATATAGGAACACAAGTAATTGTAGTCATGCCTGAAGGCGATTTTTCGCAGGCATTTTGGATTGGCTGTGTTCCAGATGTTGGCATGAACTTTGCTGTTCCAGGAAATGCGGCAACTATGTATAACGATACTGATCCTAGTAAACCTTTGCCTGTAGCTGAATACAACAAGCGTGTAGACGATCCTAAAGGTAGCGATATTACTAAAATTGTTAAACCAGTAAATCCTGATGTTTACGAAAGACTTGACAAAGCAGGACTAGTTGGCGATCATGTTCGTGGAACAAATACATCAAGTGCTCGGAGAGAATCACCTAGTACAGTATTTGGTATTTCAACTCCTGGCCCTTCAGACTTAGACGGACCAAAACATGCTTACGGACCAACTCCAGGAAGTTCAATCCAAAAAGCATATAGCAGATTAGGCGGCCAGTCATTTATTATGGATGACGGTGATTTAACACTTCACCGTAGAACACCAGCAGGCGGCGAACAAGGTGGTCCTGTTGATTATGCTAATTTTGAAAAAGGTGACAGATCAGGCGATAAGAAAATACCTGCAAACGAGATGATAAAGCTACAGACTCGTACAGGGCATCAAATAATATTACATAATAGTGAAGATCTAATTTATA